GGTGCTGGTGCAACTACTTCTTGAACTTCTGCTGCTTCTGGTGCTGGTGCAACTACTTCTTGAACTTCTGCTGCTTCTGGTGCTGGTGCAACTACTTCTTGAACTTCTGCTGCTTCTGGTGCTTCCGCATCTTGAACACCCGCGTCAGACATGTTTCTAAACAATGCAATCACTTACAATATGTCTCTAAAATTTATTCTCGTTGTATACTTTTTCGAAATACTTTTTGCTGACATTCAACACAGTTGAGTTGAGTTTGTGTTTTACTCGTTGTTGTTGACAGTAAAACTCGTAAGCCTTATACGGCGTTTGTTGCGTCGTTTGCGAAGCCGCATGTTCATGCATTGCAGCTAAAACATCTCCGCGTTTATTCCACAATGTACAAGTGGTGTGCATCAAATACTTGTCATTTTCAATAACTACTTCCGGATAAAAGTGTCGAATTAAACCCAAAAATGCCGCATCCGTGTGATTGTGGCTCTGAAGTTGTGGAGACGGCTGCGCTACCTGATGCGACAAAGAATGATGATACTGCTTGAACAATGCAGTAAATTCGTCAATTTCCAGCTCGTCTTCATCATTCGGATTCACAAAAATGGTCTGCGTCCAAAAGTCCTTGAATCGCGCAACCAGCGGCAAGTGCTTGCTTGTCAATTGCAAAAATGAATCGGTCGTTTCAGAATAACCCGACAACCTTTTCATCAACTGGTTTTTGAGAGAATGTGTAAAAAATACGTTCGGGATTCTCTCTTCATCAATAAACACCTTCCATAAATACATCATGTTTTTCCACGAAATGCTCATGTTGCTTTGGGGGGATGGCTCAGTGCACGTGTCTACAAACTTGTTAATGAGAACGTTTTCGGGATGATGCTTCAAGTACAACACCCGTTGATACGTTTCATTGTCCTTGCACTGCACAGTCAAAAACTGTTCAGCATTTTCATAGCGTTGCGAATAATGCGCTGCAACACAAAAAATGTCAATTAACCGATGCTTAAATGGTGCTGAAAATGGGTCTATTGCGACATCATTCATATCCATCAAACGACAGTCTTCAAACTGGTATTCGTAAAACTTGAATTTAAATGCCGACAATAATGCAGTTCCAAATAATGTGCTGCACTCTTGACTAAGACCCTTTATAAACGGTCTTGATTTTGGATTGACAATGTAAATCGGTTCCGTTCCGGCACCATCTCCGCTTGGAACAACCGTCTTCTTCAAAATGATGTCGCCAATGACCGTGAGAAAATATTTCGCACAGTCGCGCGTCCGAAACAGAGACGGACACAGCATGTTCAGCGTGCGTTGAATGGTTTGCGATTCAGGAATAGATGACAGTAAATTTCTGTCCTTAATGCGACGCAGCACCTGGTTCTTAATTTTGTATTTCCACGGCATGAGTTCACGATTGCCACTGATTTGCGTCAAAATCGGATGCAATATATCATCTTCATTAATAATACTGTAGTTGCATTCTGCATCCGCGTCATAAATGAAAAACAGTTCCACATTCGGATTGTAATAATATTGAGGAGAGTCGTTCAAAAATTGCTCAATAAATTCATCGGATGCGGTTATCAACATTTGCTTGCGCTGTGCCTTGTCATCTCGCGCCTGCACAACTGCTTCCATCATTGCAGGAAGTTGATTGATGTGTGCGGCCAATTTTCCCATCATGAAGTCATCTTCCGCGTATTTGTCGCCCAGCTCCTTGACCAAGTTTAGCAAATCATCAATCGATTGCATGGTTGTTGAATACTTGTATATGAATCAAAGTGTTTAAATCATTGTTATTTGCCAATGTTTTTGTTGAGTTAATGTATAAACAAATGTCGGATACAGAAATGTCAGATGCAGAGCTTGCGGCTCTTTTGAAACAATATGAAGAAGAAGTTAAAGCTGAAAATGTTAAACCCGAACCATTGACTCCAGAAGAACTTCAAAAACAAATGGATGCACTTGAAGCAGAATATAATAAAAATAATCCAACCACACCAACCACACCACTCATGTCAGATGAGGAATACAATAAACTGTTAGCTGAATATGCAGGTGGAAAAACCAAACGCCATAGGAAGCGCACGCATAAGAAGCACACGCATAAGAAGAAGCGCACTTACAGAAAGAAGAGTATGAATAAGAAGAAGCGCGCGAACCGCACCACACATCGCCGCAGGCATTGAACAATGTATGCTTACGATTTTGTTTCATGAAATGCATTCATTGCATGAAATTATGTAAAATGACAGTAAACATTTAGCATCGTTTTTGGGTTTTGCCACCAGCACGTTGAACACGGTGTGTCTTTTTATGTCCGTGGGCTTCATTCAATCCGAACAGCGTCCAAGGCTGAGGTGGGCGGTCATGTAGGTAAGGGCGATACGTGTTCCAAATCATGTTGCGGTCGCAAAACGCGTCCTTGAAAAACCCAGTTCCGCATGAGCTTCCCCAGCGTCCCCACAGTTGCATGCGCTTGGCCGTGGCAGTATCGATTGCCGTGCCGTCCACTGCACCACGCGGCTGATACGGTTTAGGACGGTCTGCTTGCGACATGAATTCGCGAGCATCCAGGTCGTAGTGCGAGCAAGTGGTGCGCGAACAAGGATTAATCTTGTTCAAATACACATCATAGTGGTCCCCAATAAGCCGCATTGCAGTGTCTACATCAAGCCGTCCCTTGTGTTCCTCCATCATTTGCTCCAGGCGCACACGCCGAGCGCCTTGGTGCCGGCGCAAGTCATCCCACCCCGTGTTTGACGACTCAATGTTTCGAATGCGCGGATCAAACGCCACATTGAAGCCAATGAAGTATCCATTCTTGGTGCGCTTGACATCCACGTATTTCAAGCCCAGTTCTAGCCGCATGATTTCATTCGTGCGTGTGTCGCCAAAAAGCCATGCATTCGCATAATCCCCCGAATTTCTCTCGGTCAACATTTCAACATAGTCATCCATGGAATTTCCGTACTGCATCGCCCGACGAATGCGACAGCACACTGGGTCCTTATTCTCGTATGCGTGAAATCCACCCATGGTGGTCTCCGTTCCAAACAGCCCGCGACTGGTCACAAACATGTCAGTGCCCGAATGAATACCACCCGGGAAGGACTGCATGAGGATGCGGTGCCCGCTGCTCGGACGCAAGTCCATGATGACGCGCGAATACTGCCCATTAATGTAGTTGTCAAACGAGTTGTGCGCACACACAATCTTGCCATCAGTGGTGTAGTCGCCCACTGCGATGAAAGCGCTACATCGGTCTTGGGCACCGCCACCTTCTAGGCCACCACTGGCCTTTTTGTTAACGCCTTCCACAAAGTCGGCATAAATGGGTTTCGACTTCAAGTGCTGATTGTGTGGCTCATTCAACACGTCGGACAAATGAGAGAACATGTAGTCAAAACTTACAAAACAGTTCCAAAAGACGATTTTGTGTAATGGCTGCTTTGAGCCATCCGCAATGCCACGCATCTCCTCATAAAATTCGGGAAAGTTGGATTCAATTTGGGGACGGAAGAAGTCATCTGCCATCTCACAAAAGAACGCAAAGGTGCGGCCGTACTCTTCATACAAGAAAAAATCCAACATTTCCATGATTTGGACGAGCTCCGGTGCAACTAGGTGTCCATGAGCATATCCACGCTTGTATGGATCCCCATAAATGGAGAGATAAATCCATCCGTTGATGTCTTTGCGAGCTCCGTTCAATTTCATATGACCGGTGTATCAACAATTATGTGTTTATATAATAATACTTCGATATTTATTTCCTTTATTTCATTTTAAAATGAGTTAAAACAATAATAATATAAACGTGCATGTATCTAAACAGGGACCAAGATGAGTAGCATTCTTTATTACAGCAATTTTTGTGATAAATCAAAATCTCTCTTGCAGAGATTGGCTAAAAGCAAAATTAAGGAAGGGATTCACTACATGTGTATTGATAAGCGCGTCAAAGGTGAAAACGGTGCATGGTACATTGTGTTGGAGGACGGACAGCAAATCATTCTGCCGCCTCATGTGAATCGGGTGCCGGCCCTCTTGCTGCTCAATCAGAATCATGCAGTGCTTTACGGTGATCAGATAACGAACCATTTGAAACCGATGGATGTGCAACAAAACAACATTGCAACTGGTTTCAACGGAGAGCCGTCGCCATTTTCAACTGCTAGTGAGTTCATGGGCGGATTTGGCGTGGTGTCAGACAACTACAGTTTTCTGGACCAAAGCAGCGAGGACTTGTCGGCAAAGGGTAGTGGTGGGTTGCGACAACTATACAACTACGCAACAATTGATTTCAATCAAACCATTGAGTGTCCGGCAATTGAAGAGAAGCAAGCCAGAATTGGGCCTGATGTCACGCTTGAAAAGCTTGAGAAAGAGAGAAATGCACAAATAATGCAAGCACATCAACAAGCGCAACAACATCCACAACAACAACAAAGACAAGGCGGCATGCGTCGATAAAACCACATCAAATTAAATAATGATATAAATGCATTTAAAATAATATTAAGAATGCATAATATTATACCAATTTTCTCTCAAATGTCTGACAAATCAATCGTTTTAAAGGCATTTCTAAATCAATTCACTGATTTTGTGGAGGATGTCCAAAGCGTTTTTCCGGACAATGCAGACATTGACTCTGCCAAGACTGCCCTGTTGCTGCTGAAAAAAACCAATCCGCGCATGTTGTTAAGCACGTGGATCACATTCATCGCAGAGCCGTATGGCGCACAAATTGAACAGGGCGACATTGGCTTTTTTTTGGACAAGGATTACACGCAGGATTTAGAATACATGGGAAATGCGGTCATGCAAAAGGTGGACACGTTTCGCAAACCGGTGCGAGAGATGGGGGCCGAAAATCAGGCCAAAACCATGAAATATATTCAAAACATCACAAAGCTTGCAATTCTTCACGGCGAGGTGCAGTGATGCCTTTTCCACACTTTATTTTCGATTGCAATTGTATAGTTGAAGGAAGTCATGTTTTTTCCGCATGTCCCATCCATGTATGCGCATGTGCTGAATGCGTTGCTTTTGTTGGCGGCGGTGATTCTTGCATTGAAGCACTATCGCACATTTCGCCCATATGAAAAAGTAGTCATTGCACTGTTGTTTTCGACTGGCATGGGTGTGCATGGACTCTCGCATTTGGGTCTAGAACAAGCATACAATTTCAACCCACTTGAGTGAATCACCCACCACTACACAATTAATTCATGCAATTCAATTCGTGTTGCATGAATAAATCATAAATCATCTTCAAAACATGGGTTCAGTGTTTGCACTGTCCGTCGCCGTAGTACATGTCCCGAGTGGTTGCACCGCCGCGCACCCAGCCATCAGCCGCCACGCCTTCCACCAAATTAGCGGGATTCGTGATGGTGGATGCGATAGATGGAATGAGGGGGTAGTTAGTGGACATGGTTTGCTCCGACAGCAGATTGATGCTGCGCTTATTCGTCATGTAATCGCCCTGCTGCAGTTGAGACTCTAAATAAGGATTGGACTGGCCGCGACCCATGAACGGAACAGTTACAAATGGGCGCTGAAACAGGCTGATGCGGCAACGGGGACGGGTGAGCGCGCTTCCGCCAATGAGCAGCTGCGAATTGGTGTCAATGTTGCATCCTCCGGCACCGACTTGGTGCCCTCCTGTGAAATTAATGTTGGGCTGGCTTGTTGCAAACTCGATGGGTCGCTTCATGGTGCAGTCATCCGAAAAAAAGTTTTGCAACATGTAATTGGATGCTTGCACATTTTGGATGCCTCGTTGTCCTAAACTGCAGCCATCTTCTCCAATGCGCGAGAGATTATCAAAAACATAGTCTTTGACATATGCCGACATGACCTGATTGTCAACCATTGTGTTGTAATTCTGATATATTTAATAAATATATTTTATTAATTATAGATTGTGCATTAATTGCATTATTGCGCACCGGTAATGGAACCAAGTACTGGATTAGCACGAGCACAAGCCATCATGTTGCCCTCCTTGCATGAAATCATGGAACCATAACAATACTCGGCAAATGCATGCTGGTCATTTGGGATTTTAGTGTTTGGAGTTGCGAAATAGTTGCGCATGGAATTGCTGAATTCATAGTTGTCTCCTAAATCACGGAACAGGCGGTCTTCTAAATTGGGGTTTCCACCCAAATCTTCCACCACGAATTCTTTTGTGGAGTTGTTGATTTCGCGTTCTACTTTCGGGTTGAAAGCAGGTTCGGCTGCTGGACGATTGGGGTTGTCCACTATGTCGGTTAACAGCACATTCATGAGCGGGTCTTGTGGGGTTGGAGCTTGAAATGTTAGGCCAGATGGGGATGAAGCCGCAGCAACTTTGACCACGCGGCGGCGACCGGTGTTATAGTTTGCATAGTTTGCGAATCCTTCTTTGGCTTTGTCTTTGCCAGAACCAGTGGAGCTGGGGGTTGAAGTTGCTGAAGTAGTGCTTTGGGCAACATATAGTAATGCAATCATGGCTAAAGAAACGACACACAAAATAATTATTTTGTAAGAAAGAGTAAGCAAATAGCCTAAAATTGTCAACAATATAATCATTCGACTTATTGCGTTCAACCTGGATTCACGATTCATGCCAGACATAGGAACAATCTCTGTGATGCCGGCGTTATTAAACAACACTGTTGGATCATTCAACCAAAATGCAGTCATTTGAATGTGTATCTACTTATATGCAATGCTTATGTGTATATATAAATGAAACTATTATTTATATTTACTCATAGATTCTTTATTTAATCGTTCTTTATTTCTTGTTCTTGTTCTTTTTCTTCTTTTTGGCGGGTTCGGCAACGACTGTATCTGTTTCAGCGGATGCAGCTGGAGGAGGAAACCGCGGTGTGCGTTCTACCTTCTCACCAGTGCTAAACACTAATGGTTTTTGTTCTTGTTGCAGTGCAGCCGCTTGAGCCGCTGCCGCTTGGGCCTCTGCCTTGCGCTGTTCCAATTTCTGTTGCATTCTCTCTTTCATCTTGGCAGTCTTTATGTTTTGATTCAAATGACTCTGCATGGCACCCATATTCAGTTTGGAATTTTTTCCTCCTAACCCCATGCTTGCTGCCATTTTCGCAATGTCTCCCATGCCTCCCAAACCTCCTTCCATTCCCATTTTTTTTAACATGTCGGCCACGTTGTTGACACCCGGCATTTTTTTCATCTTGTTCATCAAATCACTGGCTTCTTGCATTATTTCGCTCTCTTTAATCTCTCCTGACTTGAGCTTGGCATCTAACTTTTGTCCCACACTCTTTACAATCCCCATCAGTTTTCCCGGATTCTTAAACAAGTTCTGAAAAACCGATTGCACCGATGCTTCATCCGTTGCATCCAAATTCAACTCCGCTGCTGTTTCCTCCGCAATTTCTTTCGCAAGGTTTCCAATTTTTCCACCAAGAAGCCCACTCAAATGTTCGTGCATGGAATTGGGGTCCATTCCGGCAGGAAATCCTTTTGCACCCGAATCTGTGCCGCCTGCATCTTCAGGAGCAGCAGTTCCATCCGATGGAGTTTGTGCAGCATCTGCGTCCTTAAACATGTCCTGCATCTGCTGCATTACCTCCTCCAACTTCGACTTCAAAACACCCTCGTCAATTGCCTCAAACAATTTAGCCGCATCACCAAACGTGGACGTGTCTGACAAATCCGAAACCACTGAAAACATCACGAGCTGCAGATACTTCCAAATCGCTTCCTTCGTCGCATCACTCACGTCCGACGTCTCCCACAACGCCTTGAAATTCAAACCGGGCAACAACTCAATTGGCTCTGCAAATAAAACCGCCTCGTTCCGATACAGTATGTTGAAAAATTGGGGCGCGTAAACACGCTTGCAGTGCTCATACACTTCCGCAATGTCCATGTTATACACACTGGCACACGCCTCATTGTGTTCAGGAAACACCGTTGCAATATCGGCCACAAAATCCGAAATAACTTTTTTAAATTCAGCAGTTGTCATCTTTTTACTAATTCAAATGCTTTTTGTTTATATCAATTATTTACGACAAATTATATTTGAATAAAAATGTTTTTGACAAAACGAATTTAGACACATGCAGCTAAATAAATGCATTATACAAAAAAAACATGTATAAAACGGATTTTGTGTGCACTTATAAACAGTTTGAAAAAATCGAGGATGACGAAGTGGATGCAGACATGATGTATCGGGCACAGTATCTTCAATTGTTTGGACTCATGGAATACGATGAGCGGGCAATAAGTGCATCACTTGATTTGATTAAATCAAAAGTTGACGAGTTGCCACAGTTAAAAGAGTTAATTTTGAAACATCCTTACAGTTCGAATTTCACATTAATGGAATACAATGAAGACACAGTTTCTGAAATGTTATTGGTTTGCATGTTTGCTTATTCCACGATGGATGCATTTCATTTGTGCTTGATTGATGCATTTAAACATGGAAATATAACGGAAACAAGCCGTGAAAAACTGCTGAAAGCATATTCAAACATGACACCGTCTCATGATGCAGAAGAACAATAATTCAATCAAATGGTTAAAATAAAATATATTATTATATTAATACATTAACACATCATTTCTCTCAAATGGCTTCAACAAGAAACAAAAACACATGTTCCAATTATTGCCTGGAACAACGCATGACTACCAAATCATTTGATTACATTGAATACAAAAATGGCGCAGCTGGTGCTGCATACAAACCAGCTCTTCCATGTATGGGAATCATTCCTGGTCAAATGCCACGAGAAGTGTTCTCTAAAAATTCAATTGACATTGAGTCTGCACTATTCGGAATCAATTCCACTAATTTGGTGGAAACGCAAAAACCAGTGGTTCCAGAGTTGAAAACTCTGCCAGAAATATCATTTTTTGGTCGAATGCAACTTATAATGCCAGATCCTCTTGTTGTTGAAAAATTCCAAAGACCATTTCCAATTCCAAATTAATTATTTTGAATTAACTATAATTTCATAAAATATTATATTTAGTAATATTATAACACCATGTCTATCCCAAGTTATTATAACCTGAGAGGTATTTATGTTAGTGACCTAAGTGGAAACACCACGCTTGGAACATTTAGTTCAGCCAACACAAACAATTACCCTGGTCAAATCACCACCGGAAATTACAATAACACTGCAGTTGGATATGGCGCGTTGAGACAAAGCACAAATGGACACCACAACACTGCCGTGGGTTTGAATGCGCTTGCAAACAATGTCGGTGGAGAAAACAACATCGCAATTGGCGAAAATGCATTGTATAATTTCACTACCCCCAATAATGCTCAACAAGGAGACGGAAACATTGCAATTGGTGTCAATGCTCTCTCTGGAAATACTGCTGGAGACAACAATGTCGCTGTGGGCAACAACACAACTGCACTCGCAAGCAATTGCATTTTGCTTGGAAACGGAGCAGTTGGAGCAACCGGCCGTGAACTTGGATTCGGAGGACTGCAGACGGTGTGGCCAGCATACCCTGATCCACAATACATACAAAATTTCATAGAGACGCGATTCTCAAATGGCATTGGAAATGGTCTTTATTACATTCCATTGTTCAAACACCCACACCAACACCACTCAATCGAAAGTGGAAATGAATATGGCGATTACTTGTACTGGGTGCCAAGTGGTTCAACTGGCACATGGGAAGTTGGAGGCCCACAAATAAGCATTGGTTCCCATGCAGGTGAAACCAACCAAGGCACTAATGCTGTTGCACTTGGATATTATGCTGGTAATGCTGGACAACAAGATTATGCTGTTGCAATTGGTGTTAATGCTGGCAAAACAGGACAACTAGACAGCGCTGTTGCCATTGGTGCAAATGCTGGTAGTAATAATCAAAGTAACCAAACGGTTGCTATTGGCAATAATGCTGGTGCTGCTAATCAACAGGTATATGCTGTTGCAATTGGTGCAAATGCTGGAGA